ATCGCCAAAGGCGATTTCTCGGATATAAAAGGTGATTTATCAGTTGCAAAGTAACAGTTACCTAAGCGCATTCACAGATGCCGACCTTTAGGTCGGCATTTAGAATGTGCAAAGGTGTAAAAAAGGGATAAATGTTCTCAATAAAAATATTCTGAAAAGGATACAATCTCCATCCCCAACAAATATTATTTCTTTATGACATCTAAGAAGGTATCATAAAAAAGAACAATATATAAATAAAAGAGAACCTAACAAAAATGTTCTCAATAAAAATATTATGAAAAGGATACAATCTCCACCCCCAACAAATATTATTTCTTTATGACATCTAAGAAGGTATCATAAAAAGAACAATATATAAATAAAAGAATATTATTCCTTTATGACAAAAAAATAAATCCTTTATAAAACTACTATCTAACTACTATCTAACTACTATATCTACCAGTTCTCATCATCACGGTCGAAATATCCAGCAGCCGAACGTTCTGATAAAATCTTCAACGCCTCTTCCTCACCCATAGTGAGCGCAGGATTCTCGTCGGGCTTCTTCACATACTTGTTATTTTTTGTAATCACAGTCCATCCCTCCTTCACTTTCACTTCAGGAGGAATCAAAACCGCGGGCTTGGCGGCCATCGATGACCAAGTAGAAACGGGCTCCTTGACGGGCTCCTTGACGGGCTCCTTGACGGGCTCCTCGACAGTCTCCTCGTCATCGGAATCATCCAGAGACAACCCAGAAAATCCATTCTGTTGAACGAATACCTTCTTGAACGCAGCTGTTTCGACGGGCTTCTTGATAGGAGTAGTTCCTTCCCAAATAGCAGCCGTACGAGCAGACTTCATTTCAAGATATTCTTCACGACGTATGGCCTTATCTCGAACATTTCTCTCCAAATTGTCTTGACGTAAAGCCTGGCAATACTTCTCGTTGGCCCAGTGACCATTCTCACCACAATAACTACAACGAGCAGCTAAAATAGTAGGACAAACAATCACTCCATCGGGACCAGGTTTGGACCTGGGGTAATGCGACTCGTAAGACGACTTAGGTAACCCCTTCCTGTAACAAACATCACAGTAAGGAGTTTTCTTCTCGACTCTCTTGTTGTTATTGGTAGCAAAAGCGGGCATTTTTAGGGATTGTCTAAGACAAAGATGTGCTGTTCTATTTTATAAAAAAAAGTCAATCAATTTTTTCTCCTGGAGAACAAATCCCCCACCCACCCCGTATACTCGAATTATACGGGTTTGTAAATATCAATAGGAATCAAAGCAGCATCCTGAGAACCGATTTGATTCTTATTGTCATATAAAGACAATATAGTGGATACTAAAGAACTCCTTTTAACATCCCCTTTGTCAAATTCCACTAAATGAACCCCCTCTAGTTTTCTCCCCCTCATTCGTCCATAAAAATCCTGTAACCCATTTTTCATTCCTACTAAATCACTCTGTAGTAAATCTCCTGTAATAACTAATCGAGAACCTTCACCAATACGTGTCAACAACATCAACAACTGATTCGGCGTAGAATTCTGCATCTCATCCGCTATCAAAAAAACTCTTTTAAAGGTCCGCCCCCTCATATAAGCCAAAGGCGAAATCTCCAAAACATCATCTTCCATCATTTTCTTTATTTCTGCCCCCGTATAAAATCCACTCAAAATATCAAAAATAGGTCGAACCCAAGGCCCCATTTTGTTCTCCATCGTTCCAGGCAAAAATCCCAATTCTTCATCAACAGAAACTAAAGGCCGAGTCATCACAATTTTATCCACAGAACCAGAAACTAAAGCTTCAACCGCGGATTGACAAGCAAATAAAGTTTTCCCACAACCAGCAGGACCGATACCAACCACAATTTTTTCAGTAATATCTTCCTCGTTCCCAATCCCACCTTCCCCTAAATATTGACAAAACGATTTTTGGTTCTCTCCAATAGGTTGAATAAAATTCTTTTTCATTCCTTTCATTCCTTTCATTCCTTTCATTCCTTTCATTCCTTTCATTCCTTTCATTCCTTTGATAGACATAACCGATGAAAACATAAATCCATTCAAAATCCACCAAAAAAATCTCATATACATCCCATAGACATAAAATAAACACATATCATACGCAACCAATAACCTCATCAACCATATAAAAATAACACCGTAAATATGTAAATGATCCAAAATATAAACAAAAGAATCATGTGTACGGAACTAAAAGAACTCCAACAAAAATATAAATCCATCCAAATACATATCACCCATCCAAACCAATTCAATATTTTCCTTTATGATCCCTTCGAAGATATTCTCCCAAAAACCATCGAATTCTCCATCCCAAAAGAATATCCCTTTGTTCCACCCAATATTTTTACATACTTGAATATTTGTAATGGGACGCCTGAAGATGTCCCACTAGAGATTGAAGGACAAGAGAAAAAACACAAAATACCTTATATAAAAACAATTCGTTGTTGCGAAATACCTTCTGTCATAAAAAAACTAAAAAAATATTACAACAAAAATTTATTTACAAGCGAATGTTTAAAATGTAGTTTTATAACCAATCATTGGTCCCCCGCTCTTGGCATTCCCAATATTATAACAGCGATTGAAAAAATCCAAACGATAAAACGCCAAATCAAATATGAAATCATAATGGAACGCCTTTCTAACACCTACAAATTACCTATAGAAATACGGGATATGATTGGTTCATACATTTTTACATTTATCATTAAGTAGACAAGACATTTTATCCCGATATCTGACTATTTCAATACGAAGTGCAAGGGGTAGTTCTTACAAAGAATACCTGTATAGGTTATACCGTTACACTATGTATTATAATTCAATCCTCCCTTCGGGATCGGATTATACATAATGCGATTAAGTTACCGGTGTAAAACTATTTAGTAATATATATATAAATGACTAAATGTTGTATTATTTATTGGGGTTTATTAAGAGGATTTAAATTTGATTTTGTGTATGAAAGTCATCGCGAAAAAATATATAATTATCTAGATGAGAATAATATTGAATATGACATATATATAGTAACAAATAATATTGGGTATGATGATACACAAGTTAAAAAAATGAATAATGTAAAAAAAATAGAGATTTTGAATATAGAAGATATAAATAAAACCGACCTATATAAAAATTTAATTAAGAATTTTAATTTTCATAGCCATTTTCACGATGAAAGTAAAATGAATTTAGGATATTGTTTTTACAATAGAAAATATATAATGAATGATATACCAGATGATTATGAATTTTATATATCTTTAGATATTCAACATTTCATAGAAAAATTTGATTTTTTACACCTTTGTAAATTCAAACCTACTTCTTCACAAAAAGATGAAATAACGGAAGGTATGAATATGGAAAATATTTCGATTTTATCAAATTATCATAAACAACTAGGAGTAAATCCACGAGTTTTTATTGGAAATTATAATAATACAAAAATATACAATTCTATAATCGACTATGCTTTATTAGGAAGTTATAGTCATAATCCAGAAAGTCTTCTCAAACAATATTTAGAAGTTAACAATATAAATTTGATTGAGACAAATGATATACTAATACATCGTGTTCGTGAATGTGGCACAATATTGAAAGATAACTAATGCGTTATTTTTATAATATTAATAATATATTAATAATATATTAATGGTAAAAATATTATTAACCGGAGGGTGTGGTTTTATTGGACACCATGTTGCGGAATATTTACATAAAAATACCGATTGGGATATAATTATAACGGATAAGTTATCATACGCAAGTATGGGGTTTAAACGATTACGAAATAATAATTTAATAAATTCAAATCGTATTAAAATATTTACAATTGATTTATGTAATGAATTATCAGAAGGTATTAAAACAGAAATTGGAAATGATATTGATTATATCATTCATATGGCAGCAGAAACACATGTAGATAATAGTATTAAAGAGCCAAAAAATGTAATTTTAAACAACGTTACAAGTACAATAAATTTATTAGAATGGGCAAGAACACTACCAAACTTAAAAATATTTTTTTATTTTAGTACAGACGAAGTGTTTGGTCCAGCGTTAGAAACAACATTATATAAAGAATGGGATAGACATAGACCTACAAATCCATATTCAGCTTCTAAGTCAGCGGCTGAAAATATATGTATATCATATCAAAATACATATAATATTCCATTAATGATTGTGAATGTTATGAACGCATTCGGGGAAAGACAACATGTTGAGAAATTTATTCCATTATGTATAAAAAAAATATTAAATAACGAGCTTATACAAATACATTCTTATCCTGACAAAAAAACATCTGGGTCGAGATTTTATATACATTCACAAAATATAGCAAATGCTGTTTTATTTTTAATAAAAAATGGGAAAATAGGTGAAAAATATAACATATCTGGTGAAAAAGAAGTGACAAATTTAGAATTGGCACAATTGATAGCAAAATTTATTGGAAAGGAATTAAATTATGAATTAATAGACTTTCATTCATCTAGACCAGGTCATGATTTAAGATATGGATTAGATGGAAGTAAAATTTATGAATTAGGTTGGAATCCGACATTTAATTTTGAAAAATCATTAGAAAAAGTAGTAAAATGGACGTTAGAAAATCAAGAATGGTTAGAAGAAATATAATAACCGATATAAATTAGGACTAATATTGAAGGTGAAAAGAGGTATAATAATAAATATATTATTATATTTATAAATGAATGAAGAATATATTGTTAAAGATATCGAAGTAAATGATTATTATGATGGATATCTAGAACTTATGTATGAATTTACAAATTATAACAAAAATATTGACATAGATTTTTTTACAAATTATATAAAGAACAGAAACAACGTAAGAATAATAGTTTTGAAAACGCGTAACAACAAAATAATTGGGGCAGGAACTATATTTAATATAGAAAAATTACATAACAATTCAATTGGTCAAATTGAAGATGTAATTATAACAGAAAAATATAGAAATAATGGATTGGGAAAAATAATTATAAATAAACTTATTGAAATAGGTAAAAATGAATTTAACTGTTATAAAATAATTTTGAATTGTTTAGATAAAAATATAGAATTTTATAAAAAATGTGATTTTAATGTGGTTGGTGTTGAAATGAGATGTGCTAACATTTAGACATTTACATTTGTTTATATGCATACGCCCGCCGATTGATTCTTCAACTAAGTTACCAACCTTCCTTAATTTTATTTATTATAAAATCTAAATCTTTTTGTTCTAACCACCATCCTACTGGTATACATATCATTTGTTTTTCTAATTCAGAAATATTTGGTAATTCACATACAAAATCTGTCACACATGTATTCAAATCATTTCGATTGTGTACTTGACTCGTCATTATTCCATTTTCTTTCATTTTTTCAATAAAATCATTCTTTCGATTTACTTTCATCGTGAATAACCAACATGCGCTTTTTCTGTCATCTTTATTTTCAAAGAGCTCAACAAATTCAATATTTTTTAATTGTTCATATAAATAATTATAATTATTTCTATTTTTTTCCAAAAGGTTATTCATATGTGGTAAATTGTATAAACCGATTGTTGCATTTATATCATTCATATGAAATTTATATCCCCATTCAGCAATATCATTTTCTAATCTAAAATCGGTTCTATTATAATTTCTTTTATCTCTATCTATACCAAACCATCTCAATAATTTAGCTCTATCATATAATTCTTTATTTGGAAGAATGATTAAACCGCCATCTCCAGTTGTTAAGTGTTTTATGGCTTGTAAACTAAAAACACATATATTCCCATGATTTCCTAATTTTTTATTTTTATATTCTGAACCAAACGAATGAGCACAATCTTCAATTATCACAAACTTATAACCATAATTAATCAAATGTTGCTCTTGTAATTCTTGTAATAAATCTAAATCGACTGGATAACCACCCCAATGAACAATATATAATACTTTGGTATTAGCATTTAATTTATTTTTAATATCGTTAATACAAACATTTGCTGTTGTATTATCTGTATCAATCCAATTAATTTTACAATTATTTGCCAATATAGATGCGTTTGTAGCAAAACAAGTGAGAACAGGAGACAAAACTACATCTTTATCTTCATCAAATCCTGGCCAGTTTCCATCTGGGTTTTTTAATAGTCTTAAAGCAAGCGTTAATCCGGAGGTTGCTGAATTTAATGTAAGTAAATATGGATTATTAAAAAAATCTATTAATTTTTCTTCAAATTTTTCAACTTGATTTCCTTGAGAAATAAATCCAGACATAATAACTTCATTTAATGGTTCTAATACGTCTTGAGACATAAAAACTTTGAAAAGAGGAATATTTGACATTTTTATATCTTTGAAAAATATATATACAACCTTTTAAGTTATTTACACCCTTCACATGTATATATTCTTACAATAAAGATGTAAAAAAATGAATTATATTTTCTGACATATCGTGTTTTTTATATATTTTATATATTTTTTCTCTAATCAATTCTAATTCCTCTTCAGATTTACTTAAATATTCAGTTACACAGTTTGAAATATTATTATAATCTGTTTTAATGACTATATCTTTCAAAGTTTTATCAAACAAAATAGAATCTTCTGTATAAAAATCCTCAGTAACAACAAATATTTTATTAGAATATAAAAGTGCTAATCTATAATGGTCAAACGGTTTATTCATTTCTTTTGAATAAATATTCACTATTATTTTACTTTTCTCAATTATATTTATATATTTCGCAATATCATTTACATGATTCATAATATATATATTATGTTTTTTAGAAATATTCTTTAATATTAAATCTCTACGGTCATCTGTTCCATAAGAGCCCATAAATAAAACATCTATCGGTTTGGCATTATGAGGAATATTCAATTTGAAATCTTTATAAATTAATTCTAAATACTTATTATACTGCAAAGGTATGAAATAATATTTTTTATTAATGAAATGCTCATCGTAATATTTTAAATTTAATATATTATAATCCCATATATATGAATTATCTTTATTTATCTTATTCAAATAATTATACATAAGCATTTGGTCATGGGTTGAATGATTGATTATATAATCTGCATGAATAAATATAATTTTTGTATTATTTGTTTCTAATTCAAATATATCTTTCACGTAATTTAAATACAGAATTAAATAATCAATATCTTTTGAATAGTTTTTAATATCATTTATTATGGATACTTCGTAATTATTTGAAACAAAATAATCGTGTGTTGTAAAAATATTATATATCGAATTTATATATAAATCAAATGGAATATAATTTTTATTATAATAAATTTGTATCTTCATTATACACATTATATAGACCAAAAATAAACATAAATAACGAAATTACATGAATATCATTTTGGTCGATGTAAATAATATATATCAAAAACAATATAAAGAACTTACCCCAAAATAAAGTGTGTATGTAAGACAACACAAGAGGACGTATAATGTAGCGGTTATCATCCCAGACTTTGAATCTGGTTACCCGAGTTCAAATCTCGGTACGTCCTTACACCTTTGCACTTTTAAACCCTTGAAGAATTAAAATGGGACATTTTAATTCTTCAAAGGTCAGATATCGGTAACGATTTCACGTTGTAGCAAATACGCCCTATGGGGCGTGTCCCATTTCAAATCTTCACCGGTATAAATCACCGATTATATAACCCTGAAATCGCCAAAGGCGATTTCTCGGATATAAAAGGTGATTTATCAGTTGCAAAGTAACAGTTACCTAAGCGCATTCACAGAT